AACTCTGTTGCCTCATTTTCCATTCTGCGTATGTTCTTTCTCCAGAATTGATAATTTCTCCAATCCATAAATTTTGTGGGTTAGTAGCGTTTACGAAATTTGATAAAAGAAAATCTATTACTTCTTGATCCGAATACTTTCTAGAAGTTTTTTCAAACCAATACTTATCCTTTCTTTTATTAAACGATGTTATTGTAGCACGAGATTTACCACCGTACTTAATAAAGTCATACTTGGGGTTAGTAAAATGACTTTTCATTGATAAGTATGTTTGATAAGTCTCGAAAGGAGTCACTTTTGTCTTCATCTAATATGGACTAATTTGCTTATTTTGTTCATTAAATTTGGGATTCCTAAGAGATGGATTTAAATCATAGTAAAAATATTGACGACCATATCTTGGAACATCAGTTAACCATCCACTATAATCAACAAATCCACTTTGACTTGATGTTGGAAACTTATCAACCCACTCTTCATCACCATCCCAATCCCATTGAGTACAAGAATCTACAGTAAGTATAGGAAATGTATAACAAGCATTAAGTCTTAAAACGCTATTATGCCAATCCCAATAAATCTTATGCATAATATCTTCAGAATTAATTTTTCTACCGTTTGTGGAATGAAAAATAATTTGTATCTCGTCACGGATTTGTAAAAGTGCATTTACATAATGTTGAATTGAAGGTCTATCTCTATTATGAGAACCCCACATATCATTACATATTAAACCAATACCTTGCACTTCTGGTATTACTAAAGGAAAGGAGACTATAGTTTCTAAACAATCAACTCTTCCTAAAACACCTTCCGAATCTAAAGTAAATGCTTTATTTGTAATAGCAGTTAATGCACCATCCTTATTATAATGCCTAATTTCATTTCTGTAAATCTGACCATTAATTTCTCTTTCTTGAAATCCAGTTCCTAGATGCAAACCTACACCACAATCTCTTTGATGTTTTTCTACCTCCATAAGAGCATCATTTAATTCTGGCATCTTACATTGCCAACCAGATTCATATCCAGACAAAGATCCTTCAGGAGTTAATAAACAATCAACTTCATTTTCCTTTGCCCAATCGATTGCTTTAAAGATCTCTTTCTTATTAATCTGTATATCAGTACCTACTGGGATTTGAGCACCTGCAATCCTAATCTTCTTCATTTTCTTCAGTTTCAAATTCTGTAATAGCATCAATAGGTACTTCTGCATTACCTACACGATACCAGTGAACCATTTCACCAGATTTCCAACTTTTTCTCTCACCAAGATATTCAAGGTCAGGCATATTGTAATCACGCAAAATCGCTTGTAAGCGATGATGCAATAAATCAAGTTCAGAAATTTCCATTATATATTAATACCCTCCGCAAATAAACTTTTCCCATCTTTATCAGTAACCATAAGGTTAAATGGTTTATCAGTATCTTTAAGATATCTTGCAAATTTAAATGGAGTAGTAGACCCAACATCTAGATCATGATAAAAATATTGTCTACCGTGTCTAGGTACACTTGTCTGCCAACCAGTAAAATCAAGAAAACCACTTTCACTTGAAGTTGGATAATAATCAACAGTCTCTTCATTCATATCCCAATCCCATTGAACTGGAGAATCTACTGTTAATATTGGTATTAAAGTTTTATATGCAGTCATACGCAAAAACCCATCTGCCCAAGTATTAAATGGTAGATATTGAGGATCATCCTCTAAAAAATTCCTACCATTTGTAGCATGCATTATTAAATCAATCGGATATTTTCTCATCTCCGTATCCTTCCTAATAGTATGAGGATCTTCATTCCAACCCCACATATCATTACATAACATACCAATAGCAGTTGCTCCATTAGGATTATCCTCATCTAATGGAATACCTGCTAAACCTTGCTTAACATTATCTCTACCTATACAATCTTCCGATTGTAAAACCCAAGTCTTATTTGTAATACCTAATAAATGACCTTTTTTTGAATAATGCCGAATTTGATTTCTATTAATCTTACCAAATCCTTCTGGTTCTTGAAAACAAGTCCCAAGATTAAGAGCAACACCACATTTTACTTGATGTTCTTCTATATCTTTTAAAAAAGATTCTATCTGCTCTAATTTATTATACCATTGATTACAATATCCAGAAAGAGCTGACTCTGGAGTAAGAATATGATCTACTTCATTCTCCTTTGCCCAATCAAGTGCCTTGAAGATCTCTTTCTTATTATATTCAAGATCCTTTGTAACTGGAATTTGTGCTCCAGCAACCCTAATTATTTCCTCATCAAATTCATCTACTTCTGGAAGTTGTCCAATCATGCTCTGAATAGCACGAAAATTAGTTTCTTGTTCTCTTTGATAAGCATCCATTAGTTTAATTCCTCAAAACAAACTTTATTTTTCCAAGTTTCATCTCTGACAATTAGAGCTCTTGTATCTTCTAAATTATCTTTAATAGTAAATCCTCTACGAGTAAACTTAATATTAAAAGATAAACTCAATCTTTCATGGTCAGTTTCATTAGCAAAAGTTCCATGACTTAAAAAACCTGGCCATAATATAAGTAGTCCTTGCTGAAGTGGTGCAACATTTTGCTGTACAGTAAGATCCATAATTAAATTACTAACCGACCTTTCATTAGGATCTTTGAAAAACAAATTACCATCTTTCTCATTTGTTTTTATATAATATACTCCAGAAATATCAGTAGCTCCGTGAGTATGTTCTACAGCAAATTTTCCTTTAGTAGTTTTAGTTATCCACGATGCATCAATAATATACTCCATAGGAGTATGGTAATTTAACATACCCATAAAATCCCGTACTTCCCTTTTTAAAAATTCTAAAAAGTTATGGCACTTATATTCCTTTATAACATTACTTATAAAAGGGTTTGGTGTTAAATCATGACTAGCACTTTTAGGAAACTGTTTAGGTTGCTCATAATCAGTGTTTTCATGAACATTAATCAATTCTTCCTGTATTAAATCATACTCATCTTCATCTTTAGGTTTAACATAATAAATTGGAGTCGCAAACGCAGAATGTAAAGGCATTATATTAAATAGGAAGTTTTGCTTTAGAAGTTGCTTTCATAAAATTAAGACGAGTTGCATCCCATTTTAATCTTTCTTTTAAAGGTTTAGATATTAACTTAGATACTGATTCTACCTCAATGTTATTATCTTCACAATAGTGTACTATTGCATCAATATAATTAAAACCCTCCTCTGCTACAATTTTTTCAATTTCCATAGAAAATTTAATTGGAGTGAGAAACTTGCTCTCTATTGCCTTTTCTAATTCTTTATTTGGTTCCATAGAGTTCCAGTTTATCGTTAACAAATTTGTTAATGTATTCTCCGAGAAGTTTGATGTACTTCGCTTTGTCTCGTTCTTCATAAATTACACACTCGCCATTTTCGCAGGCCATAATGATTACCAGTTTTTTAATCGATATTCCCTTCATCTCATATAGCATACAACCGTATGCCATGCACTGAACAAAATAGTGTTCTATCCAATTCCGTGGTTTAGGTTTCTTAGATGTCTTAAAATCTATTATCGCTAACTCGCCATCATATTCAGCAATACAATCAACAGTTCCAGCAATACCTAATTCTTTACTATATAGCGGTCCTTCCAGAGCGTATATATTGTTTATTTTATTTAATTTACCCTTGGCAATCTTAAATAAAAAGTCTGAAATGGGACGCACTTCAGGTAGATCTTCATTCTTCAGATAGTGTTCTGTAAGGGTATGCATATCGGTTCCACGACCAGTAGCCGCCTTAGTAATACGATCTGCCTCTTCATTACCAACTTTTTTTCTCCACTTAATAAAGATCTCTTTATTAAAATGACTGGTTACTGAGGTAATAGAAACCATCTTAACGAGTTCATCCTCATCAGGAATCTTATAGTAACGAACTCCATCTATATGCTCTCGTTCAAGAGGTTGGAGATCTAAATCAACATGATTAAATGCCATAAGACTCACATCTAACTTTAGGTATACAATTTTGCGGTACGTTCATTTCATAAAAAAAGAATACTTGTGCTAATCTGAAATCATCTTCATTTGGCATCCAGTAATTTGATTGTCCGTGCCATTGACTACCACTGTAAATAATAACTCTATTATACTTGTTTTTTACCTCTACAGTCAAGCTGAATTGATTGTTATTCTTAACAATCTCTGATCTATATTGATCTATAGAATCAATACCACAAACATCTTCACCACCTAAAACAGATTTATACCATTCAGGACGATTGTTAAATGTAATAGCTTCTTCAAAAGGTAGTGGAGTATGCCTCTCATAAATAGAGGTTCCATTGTCATCAACTGGATCTGGATCTAAGTAAACAACTGCTGCCATATTAGTATTACCATCATTATGAATCCACCCATCATTTACTGGATCTTTTGGATCACTAGAAAATCTCCATATTTTTTGAAAATATGAAAAACACGCATAATTCGTAGGATCATCAGTTTCTGAATAATCCCCATACATTGAAAGAATTTTATGATAAGCAATATTATGAAATTCGTTATTAATTTCAGATATACATTTACTTCTTAAACCTGGATGAATTCCAAGTTTATTACTATAATCAAGACTTAATGCAAATTCCCGAACAGTATCTGGATCTTCATAAAATCCATCATAAACTGCTACAGGAAAAAAACCTGGTGGATCAGGTCTACCATATTTTAAATCAGTATCAGAAACCATTTTCAAGTTTAGCAATAATATATTCTTTGACAAGTCCTGAACGAACTATGTCATCAACACCAAACTCTATTATATCAAAAGAAGGCATCTTTCGTAAAATGTTCATAAAATCAACAATACCATTACGATCATTAGTTTTAGTAAGATCACTCTGACTTGCATCACCACAGAACATAATTTTTGAATTTTCGCCCACACGAGTGATGATAGAATCTAATTCGTGGAAATTGAGGTTTTGAAACTCATCAACGATCACGATTGCATTATCTAATGTTGTGCCACGAATAAACGAGGTACTCCAGAACTTAATACTTTCCTGTGCCTTTAAGTTACCATAAAGCATCTCAAAGTCTGCATCAGAAGGCATCTGGAACATATACTTTACCATATTCTTATATGGAATTTGGTAAATATCTGCTTTATCTTCGTGATCACCAGGTAAGAACCCAATTTCACGAGTTGAGACTAAGGATCGAACTAAGTAGATTTTGTCATATGGAGTATCAGGAGAAAGAACATCTTTTAGTGCATTATATAAGGTAATAAAGGTTTTTCCAGTACCAGCAATACCATAAGCAACGAGATGTTTTCCTTCACTATAGGAATCAAACAACTTTTTTTGATTATCTGTTAATGGTTCAATATTAACAAGATAATCATTATTAATTGGTTTTCTTCTTTTTATTTGTTTAGTCGTCAATCCAACCCCAATCGGTTGTTCGACCTTCTTTTTTCTAGGCATAAGATTTACTTAGATTTTTTTGGAGCATCAAAAGATGAATCATATTCTTGAGTTGTATTGATATCCCTTTTTGCCAATCTTGCAGAAATACCACCTGCTTTATCAGCTTTATTTAAAACTTCGCTCCATCCTGGATGTTTTTTAGCTAGTTTGTCTTGAAAATCACCAACACTCTCAACACCCATAGCTGGCGTATTTTCAGGAGTAAAATATCTTTGCCAATCAGGATTATCTTCTTTCCACTGATCCCAATCATGAACACTCATTATCACTTCCTTCTGTTCACCAGTTTCTTTGTTAATTACAGGGTATGTTGCCATTTCAATATAAAGTAGTGTAAGTTATTTATTAAAGAAAATTAAAATTGATATTAAATCTTGCTCCAGCATCAGTCGTTGTTGATGAATTATGGGGTGCAGAAGAATCGAAAAAGAACATTCTGTTCTTAATACTATCAACTTTAGTATCCTTATACCTTGTAAATCCATTACAAGTGTTTATAGAGAATATTGCACCTTTTACAAAGAAATCCTGATCTGTATGTGGTTCATGTTCTTTAAGTACATCAGTATGAGGATAACAATTTACCTTTATTCTCATAAGACAATTAAACACACCTAATTTCATTAATTTTGGAATAAAGGTATTCATTATTAAAGGTGCAACAGGGGAATTTGGCATATCTCTTTGATATACCATATTAGCAAAATAATAATCAAATTTATTAACTTGCTTATCAATTACTTGATCAATAAACCCATACGGAAAATCTTCGTTACGAATAGCACGAAATATTTCGTTATACTCTTTAGGGGGTAAAAAATCATCTATAATAGAACCCCCTTCAAAGTCTACTTCCACTCAAGTGCCTCTGATACTGCTGGAAATTGTTCTACAAATATAGATCTTGCCTTTTCCACAACATCCATATGCTCTTTCTGTGTACCGTGTGCAGATCTCAA